GTGGTGTGTGGATGATGACGGGAATATTCATGATCCGACGGTAAAGCAGTTCCCCAGTGGTGGTGTGAAAGAGTTCTACAGGGAGTTTGACGGGACGGTCGAGTGTGAGGAATGCGGGAAGACAGTATCTGAAGACGATATGATACTGATGGGGAATTATTCGGTTTGTTCTGGTAGTTGTGCTAGGCGGCTTGTGGGACTGTGATATAGAGGGAGAACTATTATGGGATTAAGTAATGCTAATCCGTGCCCTGTGTGCGGAAGTGTGTATTCTGATTATTCGGGAAATAGTATTTTTAATTGTAGGGGTTGTAATAATATTTTTAATAATGCAACTCAAAAATGGAATAGGTTAGAGTCTAAGGTCGAAGCTAAGGTGACGGCGCTGAGAGAAGCAATTAAAGGTGCTTTGAGAATTAAAGATTTATGGTTACCGGGTGAGGTAGATATGGAGCATAAAGATGAGGCCGAGGCGCTTTATCTTATGAATGATCAGTTCCTTAAGGTACTCAGTGAGACTGAGTCCTAGTATATCCTGAAAACGGGATGGTAAATATGAAAAATGCCGATGATCGACCCGATTTAGACGGTAGGGGAAAAGGGGGATTTTATGAGTGATATAGATTTAATAATTATTTTATTTGGTACTGCGATTATGGTATCTTTACAGATTCAAGTTATATTATTTGGTATGATATTAAAAGCTGTTCGGAGGGTGAAAACCGACAAGCCCGAGTCACATGTAAAATGGGTGAGTAACTGTAAGATTATTGTGGATGGTACGATCTATTTATATAATGGACGTGATTGGATAAGAAAGGACGCGATTTAAAGGCGGGGATTTTAATATGTTAACGGATATATATTTAAGATTAACGGAACTTGCATCGACGTCACCTATACTTGCCGGGGTTATATCTTTATGGGGTTTAACTGTAATAACATTTCTGATAAGAACTATTCCTGCAAAAATATTTTCAAAGATAAAAACTCAGTTGATTACTTCCCTTGAGTTTGATAACGCGCAGGGATATTACCATCAAAAGATTTATTATTCGTGTATGCAGTGGTTGTCTGAAAATAAAGGATTTTTAAGGTTCTCAAGATTTCTTTCTATTTATACCTATGAGGGGTGGGACGATGACTTAAAGCGGGAGATAGAAAGCGTTATATTAGGTCCCGGATATGGAACACACTGGTTTATATACAAAGGTAAAATTATGTGGATGGTTTTATCGGCTATTGAATCATCTGGATCAGAGCTTCAAAAACGATCAATATTATTAAAGTATTTCGGTAGAAATAAATCGATATTAGATAGCTTCATAAAAGAGTTTGCTCCGAAAGAGAAAAAGAATGAAATATTCTCATATCATTACAACGATAGTTGGCGAAAAAATGCACCTATGAAAAAACGTCCGATTGAGTCATTGGCTCTTGATTACGAAATAAAACAGCGGTTATTGAATGATATAAAACATTTTAATTCAAATGAAGACTGGTTTGTATCAAAAGGCCTGCCGTATAAGCTTACGTATATTCTTCATGGAATACCCGGTACAGGGAAGACCAGCACTATAAAAACTCTTGCATCTTATTATGATAAAAACTTATGTATATTGAATATCGGATCTGTTTCAGATACTTCTTTTCAGAGAGCTTTATCTCAAACACCTCCCAACTCCTTTGTGGTTATAGAGGATTTTGATTCTACTAAGGCCGCAAGGAAAAGAAGAACAGAGAGATCTGAAGATTCTAATGGTGATAAACATCCGTTATCAAAAATAGAAGAGTGTGACTTTACCTTTACAACTTTATCCGGCTTATTAAACGGGTTGGACGGGATAGAAAATATACATAATGTGATAATATTTCTGACAACGAATCATCTCGATAAGATTGACCCTGCTCTTTATCGAAAGGGACGTGTTGATCATATAATAGAGTTTAGAGATATTCCAGCTGTTGCTGTAAAGGAGTATTCTGAATATATATTTCCAGAGTATAGTTTTGACGGTATAATATTTACAGATACTATAGGGTGTAATTTAAACAGTGCTCTTCTTGGATCGAAAGGTGATCCGGCACGGTATACAGATTTATTATTTAAAGATAAGGAGTGAAGGATGATAGTTATAAATCAAAGTCATAAGATACTTACGAGTACATTCGAACTTGTGACGATTCCAAAGATGATTGAGATTGCGGGGAGAACCTGTTACAAGTCTGAGGATAAAATTACAGATGATTCTGCAAATGATTTTTGTAGAAGGCTTATTAAATGTGGTCATGACGCTATGATTGAGCATTCCAATATTATTCTTGAAGTATCTTCCAGATTTTATGATGAAATATTTAATTTACAACATAATACTACAAAGTATTTAGAAATGACATCCTATAAATCAAGGTATATACTATCAGGGAGCGTTAGGGCATGGAGAGATTTACAAAAAGCAACTTTAATATCAACAAATATAAGAAGTGTTATTGCTTACTTCAATCGTTTTTTAAATGATTTGTTTTTTGATTTAAATTGTAAATCTGTATATCAAAACAGTGATATCTTTAAAGTATTAAACAATGAAGATCTCACTTCAGAAGAAAGGGTTATTCATCAACGGATTTCTGTACGATTTATTACAGATCGCGGTGTTACTCATGAACTCGTTAGACATAGACCTGCTTCATTTGCTCAGGAGTCAACCCGTTATGTGAAATATGATGGTGATACCGAGTTTATTCGACCTGTTTTTGACTGGGCACGTAATTTATCAGCAGGTTCTACTACAAAGTTTAGATTGTGGTCTATTGCAATGCATGAGGCTGAAATGAGTTATAAGTTATTGAGAGAGCAAGGTTGTTCAGCTCAGGAAGCAAGATCCGTTCTTCCCAATAGTTTGAAAGCTGAAATTGTTGTTACTGTAAATATTAGAGAGTGGCGTTATATATTTAAGTTGAGAACAGCAAAAGCAGCCCATCCACAGATTCAGGAATTGATGTTGACTTTATTGGCTGAGTTAAAACAGATTCTTCCTGCGTTGTTTTCAGATATAATAGATGATGTAAGTAATACGCGAGTACGTCGATAATTTATAGGTATGAAATGGAAAAAGAAAAGGCGTAAGGTTACAGAAGTGACAATAAGTTTTGATGAGGTTATTTTCATTAATGAGGATGTAGTCCTAATCAAGGGTATCAAATATTTATTTGATGGTCGCGAGTGGTTTTGTGCTAGGAAGCAGTGATGTTAAAATATAAAGTAAAGGAAGCAGTGATGAGTAATTACAAGCACGGTGGATTCGATGAGAAATATCGTATAACTAAGAAGAGTGGAAAACCAATAGATTCTGAAGCTAAGTTTTTTGTATTGCGATTGGATAAGGACCCGCATGCTTTAAAAGCAATTGAGACGTATATAGATTTCGTAAAGGTTGATAATTCTAAATTAGCGCTCGACCTTACAGAGTTAATTATACGTATAAAATCGGATCGGGATAAAAAGGAAAATCCGATGGGTGATTATATTGACGCAGATGGAACTGTTCACCCACATATCAGATGTGTAATGGAAAATAATCCCAAACTTTATGCAGGTTGGTATTTTATGGATGAAACTTTTGATTGGAATGGTCCTTTCGGCACTATTGAAGAATGTGAGACAATGTTCAAAATATATTATGCTAATAGACTGGGGGCGTTATGGACGATAGTAAACTGAAATTAAAGATTCGAGATGGATTTGAAAGGCAATATACGCTTCCATCTGGATATAATTATGATTTTCAGAGAGATAGATATACAGATAAAAATGGTCAGGTTTATGTTATGATGACGGTGGCCTATCATGAATACGTGAAAGGGTATTTTAAGTGTCTGAAAGATCTAAGGCTGCGACAATCGGATGTGGGTGATGCACTTCGAGACAGAGTTAATGATCTTAAACAGATAACTGAATTAAAGCAGATCATAATAGATGTTGCTCATCAGAAAGCCGGAATTGTATAACAGTGGCGTGGATGTAGAGTCGGGTATCTTAAAACCATTGTTGGATATTATTGCGGGGTGGGATGTATTAGTAAAGCAATATACGGGTGTATACTATAAGAAATGTAAACCGTGGAGGGGAGAATATGAAATGGTTAATTTTAATGCTAATGTTCTTAACACTGCTTGTAACATCTCTAATAGTCGGATGTGCAACAGTTGACATTGTTCAAACAGCGGAGGTAGATGAATTGAAACTACCGGAAGAAATTTTTACAGAGCCTCAATTAGGTTTTGATTTATATTATGGTGATTTTGAGGTGTCGAATATACAGGAAATATCAGCGCTGATATTAACCCATATGACTATTATACCGGGAACTGATTTCAATGATCCAGAGACGATATATAAAAATAAATCTGGGACAAGAAACGATTTTCCTATAATGTTTATGAATATTGCTAAAGTGGTATTTGATGTAGAATTAGATTTAGCAATAATTGATACCAGTGTATATTTAGGTGCGAACGGATATAAATATCATGCAATGGTTTCCTATAATGAGGTAGTATATAACGTGTACGACACAAGGTATTATTTTCCCCTACAGCCTTTATATTTATATAGATTTAAAGCGGTATTTAAAGATAAAGTATTTAATATAGAAAAGATACCGATGTTGAACTCAGTGTACCGGGGGATTAAAAACATACGGATAATAAATCAGATAAAATTGTCTCTGAAACTTCAACTAGGGACAGGGGCATGAGTATATTGTTAATGCTTTTTGTTACCTGTAATTACATAATCTATTCATACTCGCGGGAAAGGATTTAAAGATGTGTAATCGTCACAGTCATTTGGTGACCGACCGAAGATAAGAAGCATTAACTTAAGGGGGCGCCATTGTAAGGTTTTTCCCTTATGTCCGATTATTATATAGTGAAGGGGATCGTATGCAGATATTTTTAATGATGATGTTGATCTTAGTTTTTACCATTCCGCTAATGGCAGCATCTGTACAGGTTGACGCCGGTACATATTTTCTAAGAAGAGGTACTATAAATAGACAGGGGGTAACTTTTTCACAGCAAGAATTGTTTGATAGTAATATCGCTGTTCTTGCTGTTGGTGCGAAAGAAACTTACCAATTTAAATATACTTATGTACCTGTGAATGGCACTCATAATGTAGATCATTCACGACGATCAAATACAAATTATGTAGGAGGTGGCAGTCGGATTGAATCCGGCAGACATTGACCATATTGAAATCGTAAATTATATAAAGACTATTTGTATTATATTAAAGCCCTCTACGATGATGGGGGCTTTTTATTTATCTGTTAGGTTTTCGGGTCTTTGTACGATTATATATATATATATGAGGGGATGAAGTAAGTGATGAACGGTTTATGGCGCAATGAAGAGAGTACCATACTTGTCAGGCTGCGGGATATGGGTTCTACATCTAACTGTGTTATTAAAATACTTAAGAGTACAGATGCTCATCCGAATCTTGATAATTTGAAATTATACCCTGTAATGCCTAAGAAGGATTTTAATATCCGATTACAAAATTGGTTTCTCGTCGGTAGATTCTCATCTGTAGCTGAAGTACTTATTGTTCCTATTGTGGATGATTGGGTTAATTGGCGTTATGATCCTAATGCATATAAGGCTGGTGTGCAATGTCAGTAGAAGGATTATGGCGCGATGAAACAGAGGATTTACTTATCAGGATTCATGCCGGTGTGCAATTGAATGATAAAGGATTATTTCCTGTATATGGTTGCCATGCTGATGTACTTAAAGGTGATTCGCGTGATCTTAATATATCCTATCGAATACCTATACTAATATCAGTAATACCTAAGAGGGATTTTAAGATTACAGTAAAAACTTTTAAGTCTATGGGACGCGAGTTCTTATTACAGGTAGTTGAAATACCAGAGTCGAAGTTCGTAAATCCAAGGTATTCACCAATGTTAACACAGGCGCTTATGGTTGGTATGTCTGATAAAGAGCTTGATAGGTATAGACCCGCGGGAGTTACTATGGAAAAGTTTAAAGGAGCTATGGAAGAGTTTAAAGGAGCTATGGAATGTCAGTAGCCGGGTTATGGCGCAATGAGGATAAGACGCTGCTTGTTCGGATTCGTGAGGTTGCGCCGATAAGTGAGTCAGAAACTAGGAGTCATCTTACGATACTTAAAGGCAGTATTGATCTGTATACTGATGGGTTGAAATTATACTCAGTAATGCCGAGAAAGGATTATGATATTAAATTACAGGAATGGTTTCCCCTGACTCAGAAGACATCAGTAGCTAAGGTTATTATATTACTGCCACCGATTGTTATACCTGATTTTAATAAAAATTTCATGGGAATACCTTATACGGATTGGCGTCAAGATCTAGCTAACGAATTATTATTGGACCTTAAACATCCTACACCGCTTGTACCTGAACCGATGTCTGTTGAGTTATTTAAAACTAGAAGAACTGCAAGAGGCAGTATATGGTATAGGACATGGAATCTTCTATTTCCAATAAAAGCGTGGGATATAAATGAACCAAAAACCTAGAGAGGGACTGTTATCCCTCATATTTCCAACATCATTTTTAACAGCTCCATGTCTGGTTGAGATTAGGAGCTGTAATAGTATAATATTTAAACGACCGGTCATAGGTACCAAGTTATATTTTCAAGTTCAGAAAGGCGATTATTATGTTAGGACGACGTATATGGGTTGGATCTCAGAAAAAATACATGTAGGTTGTTATCCAGATGCTGAATTGATAGTACCCGATGCCGTTAAGCTTTACGTAAACCGGTATAACAAGGAAGCTATCGGCTTACGTTATCATGCGTGGAACGCTATAAAACGAAAAGAGTTAATAGCCGAGTATGCGAATATTCATTATATAAGTACACCGCCACGTCTTCTGATATGGAATGGGGTTAGAAGTGTGGATGCTGTACGATAATTGTAAGTAGAGGGATAATATGTTAGATGGTTTATGGCGGGATAACGATAGTACGATGTTATTTAGACTGCATAATCGCGGAACAGCAAACCTCAGTTGTTCTATTAAAATACTTAAAGGCAATTTTACAGGCTGTCTTAGCGGGATAAAGTTATATTCTGTAATACCTAAGCAGACGTTTATTATTCAATTACAAAATGAGTCGTCGGTTACTCCACTTACATCTGTAGCTGATGTGCTTATTATTCCCAAGATAGCGTATCAATATAATCCACCCTTTTATGCAGGTATGTCTATTCCAGCGTCAATAGGTATGTCTGATCAACAACTTGAGATGTATAGACCTTCTGGTGTTACTATAGAAGAAATTAAAGCTGCTCAAGTGAAATATAAGGAACGTTTTATGAAGGGGTTAATATGAAAGAAGAGTTTACACCATGGCGACCGTCTGCTAGATCTATGGAATTGATTGATATCATAAATGATATCCTTGAGGATTATAGAAGTCAAGGATATAAACTGACATTGAGACAATTGTATTATCAGTTGGTAGCGGGAGATCATATCCCGAATAATCAAAGGGAATATAAGAAGATCGGGAATGTTGTGAATAAGGGCAGGTTGGCCGGATTCATTGACTGGAATATGATTGAGGACAGGGTGAGAAATCCTAAAGAGAATACTCATTGGAGAAATCCGAAACATATTCTTGATGCAGCAGTCAATGGATATTATGAAAGTCGCTGGAAGTATCAAAATGAATATGTTGAGGTGTGGTGTGAAAAAGACGCCGTATCAAATATCATTCAGCCGGTCTGTTCGAAGTGGGATGTAATCTTTATGGCTAATCGTGGATATTCAAGTCAGAGTGCATTGTACGAAGCCGGGAAGAGATTTGAGGCAGCACATTTCGAAGGGAAGTATTTACATCTGATTTATTTGGGAGACCACGATCCGTCTGGGATGGATATGACACGAGATGTTGAAGACAGGATGAACTTGTTCCTTGGATACCGGGAAGAGGCTGAAGAGGATATTCCGATTGTAGTGGATCGTATAGCTCTTAATATGCCTCAGATCAAATTATACAATCCCCCGGAGAATCCCGCTAAACAGACTGACTCAAGATTTGAAGTTTATGCCGATCAGTACGGAGATGCTTCATGGGAACTAGATGCCTTGCAGCCTTCAGTGCTTGAGCAAGTGGTTGATGACGCAGTGGAAGCTCATGTAGATCACGCGCTGTGGGATAAAGCTGTTGATTTGGAAGCTGCTTCGAAACAGACACTTCAGAACATTGCTGATAATTTGTGAGGTACTAATGATAGTTAAAAAGGCTGATATTTTATATAGATACGATTGGAAGGATAGATCGGATAAGGATTATTGTAACGATAATTTAAACTGTAAAGATGAACATGGTAATGATTGTATCAATTATAAAAAATGTCTTATGCAATCTAAAAAATTAGTTTTAACTAAAGTTACAATTACAAAAAAATCCTATTGGGATAAATCATGGTCAAAAGACAAGCGAATTAAACATTACAATGCTGTAAATCTTAAAAATTGGCGGGAACCTATAGGAAATTTTAATAATGCCAGTCATTATAAAACTAATGTAAAAATAGAAGTAAATAATATTGACGAATGGTCTAAGAGTGAATTAGCCGCTTTGAAAAAAGTAAATCAGAGATTAAAACTATATATAAAGATGATTCGGAAATCAGATAAATCATGGTATTTAACCGATAAACGAAATATCAAAAACTTTATTAGTCTTCAGGAAAAACTCACTAAACAGATCATAGATACTAAGTAAGGTTATTCAAGTTATTACGATACTTATACAATAAGAGGGTATAATGAATCTGACGATAGATATTAAACAGGATAAAGAGCTACGGGATGAAATTAGAGAGATGATTCACGAACAGATTAGTCAGATAGTAAAAGAGGATATCACAGGCTTGGTTCATGATACTTTATTAAGCTATGTTACCGTGGGACGAATTGAAAAGCTTATGCAGATTGAAATATCACAATCTTTGAAAGTACGTAAAGCAATTAAAGATCAATTACCCGACGCTATAGATAAAGCAGTAACTCATATAATAAATAGACTGACTAAGTTCAAGGAGTCATGATGAACGATAGATTACGATTAAAGATAACCGATATATGTCAGAGAAATTGTTCGGGATGCTGTAATAAAGATTTTCCCGATGTCCAGAAGTTTGATTTCAGGACTGCCTTTAAATATAGGGAAGTGTATCTGACAGGCGGTGAACCGATGATGGAAATTATGACTGTAAAAGCATTGACTGCTTTCTTTACTGAGATGAAAGTCAATGTATTTATTTATAGTTCAGCTTGTACTATCAGGGATATGTCTAACTGGTCATCTTTGATCTGTGATTACAAATTATCAGGTATCACATTTACGATACATGAGCCGCAGCATATTCATGAGTTTCAAAGACTCGATAGACTGATTGCCATAGAGACCCAATACAGGAAAAAGCCGTTGTCATTAAGGTTGAATAAGTTTGATCATTTTGATATGGATTATGTTCCCGTGTGTAACTGGGATAAAAAAGAGATTCACTGGCTTAAGAATTGTCCGCTGCCGGTGGGTGAGGATTTCAGGACGTTATGACGATTGATGGTTTGTGGGGTAGTGACAAGGGCGGTTTGGTTAGATTGTATGATTGCACATTCGGTGAGCATTCCTTTATTACTAGTATGAATACTGATATGTTTAATTTCAGTGCATATGGTGATATATTAAACTTAATTGAGTTTAGTGCATATTCACTTTGGGCACAATTTACTACAATTAAACCAATTATGCCAAAGAATAGACCGAATTTATATATTAAGCGGTTATCATCTACAAAGGTATCTAACATATATATTTTTACAGGATATTCAATTACGAGTCGTTATTTGTTTGATTTAGACTTAAATGATACGGGTAATTTTAAAAGAATATAAGGAGGCAATCATGAGTGGATTTAGAAGCTTTACAGGATTCCATTATGATATACCTGATGCTGATGTACAGCCTATGGTTGAGGAATTAAAACATATACGCCGGACTGCGAGACGAGATAATACCACAATGATTCATTTCCAGTTATTTGTTTTGAACAATATTTCATTCTTTAAAAAACTTAATGACGATGAGCGAGATCATTTCTGTGAAGAGTGCGGGTATAGTGTTGGTATGTCAAGAGAGATTTTTAAAATGATCAAATTAAGTGAATACGTTACAGTTAAGGAGATTGTCTGATGCTGATATGTGATTGTGAAGAATGGAAACTGAGTATAGAGCAGATATCAGCAGCTCAGGAGATTGCAAAATTACACGGGTATCCGTATACTGCGCCGGTCTTCAGAATATGTCCATGGTGTGGTACTGTATTAAGAAAGGATAAGAAATCACTTAAAGATATATGTAATCTGATCGGCTGTTCAGGAAATAATCCTGAGAAGTGCCCCGGTGATCCTGATTGTGCTGTTTTAATAAAGCTCAAATGTTCACCCGAGTGATCATTTATGACAAATATACAGGATATCAAATGCACAATCATTTATGATGCAAGTAAGAGTCTTGATGGTTTATGGAAAGATACTGAAAATCAATTTTTAGTTAGATTATTCGATGCTACTTTTAGTAATTACAGGGGATTCAATAATCAGCTTTGGCGGGGTAGACTTAGATTTAAAGTTAAAGGTGTACTTTTAAAGGGAAATGCCAATTATTCAAGTATGCTTGATCCTGTATTTCCAAAGAAGAATAGATCTTCTTTAACAATTATACATTTAGAATTGTTATCTGAGGATTCAGTTATTATAGAGGGGATTATGTTTAATGATACTTGATGGATTATGGGCGGATGATAATGGAGTTTTAATCAGGTTGTTTGATAGTGCATGGCATACTGCGTATCCTTCGAAGATAAATGTTTATAGTTCGTACGGTCAGGTATTAAAGGGTGATTGTAATCAAGTTAAAATGCTTAAACCTATACTACCGAAAGATAAACCAATATTATTTGTTAGAGAGATTTTGCAAACAAGTAAGTATGATGTATATATTTTTAAAGGACAAATACGGATACGTGATTTTAAGAATAAATGAAAAATCACGCAAGAAAGGCAGAAGGATGTATAACGTATCAATAGCCGAAAATGTCTCGGTTGTGTTGAAGGGAGGAGTGATGAAATTGAAGTATCCTGTTTAAGGTCCTGTATGGGCAAACCCTGATCTAATACTACGGAGATTATTAAAAGGGACAAACAAAAATATAATAGTAGGCTTATAAGTCTGCTTGAAATAACTTATATGTTAAATCCAAAAGGGAGCATGAATACCGCGTGTTTCCTTTTTTTTGGCTCTTTCTTCATTCCACTATAGCGTGGTATAATCAACTTAATAGTGAGGTACCAGATATCCATGGCAAGAAGAAAGAAAAATAATAACACAGCAGTCAGCTTTAATGAAGATGCCACGATTAAAAAATTAACTAGTCAGCTCGTAGATCCAAGAGTCCAAAATTGGTTATGGGGCGGGGCGCAGGGAGTACGTGAACGTATTCTTCAGCTTAATTTTGAAACACTCAGACGCTCTGTTGGTCAGTTGCCGTTAATCAATGGGATTATCAATACTCGACAGGATCAGATTCTCCCCTTTTTAAAATATGCCACGGAACAGAATGACCGTGGTTTTCGTTTTGAGATTGAAAATCGGACAGAAGAGTTCAGGGGTGAAAAGGAAAATGAAAGTGAAATAATCCAATTAACTAATTTCATAGAACAGACCGGTTTTGTATTTGACGGGGAACGTGAGGATGACTTTATGGATTATATATCCATGCTTGTTAGGGACACTTATGAAATTGATCAGATTGCTACGGAGATTCAATACAATAGAATGGGCGAGCCGGTGGCATTCTGGGCATTAGACGGCGCAACTATATCACGTGTTACTGATGAAAAGCGGTGGGGTAAGGATATTCGATTTGTTCAGAAAATTGATGATAAGATTTATGAAGAGTATAAGAGTGAAAATCTTATATTTGATTATAAATTTAAAAGATCTGACGTTAAATATAGAGGTTATGGATACAGTCCTGTTGAAATGTGTATCAATATCATAACCACACTTTTATTCGGTTACAATTATATCAGAGATCAGTTGATCAAGGATCGTGTGCCGAAAGGTTTTATATCAGTTATGGGTGATGTGGCAAAACCTCAGCTCGATAGTATTAGAAATTATTGGTATGCAGCTATGACAGGTGCAGGTGCTCAATTTAATATTCCAATTCTCCCGAGTGGTAAAGATGGTGTGGGGATCGATTTCAAAAACTTATCATCAAACAATAAAGATATGGAATATCATAAGACAATGATGTTTATATCCTCTCTTGTTGGTGCTGTTTTCTCAATGGATCTTGCCGAGCTGGGAATTAAAACAGACGATAGTACATCAATTATAAGTGAGAATGCGGAACCGAGAATTCAGTCTTCTAAAGATAGGGGACTTGCTTCCATGCTGGGATTTGCTGAACAGCATGTTAATAAAGTTATTAGAAAAGTAACCAAAAAATATAGATTTAAGTTTGTTGGTCTTGAGCGTGAGGATGAACAGAAGAAAGCTGAAGTCCGTAATAAACAAATTATGGGATGGCGGTCTATTGATGAAGTTCGTGTTGAAGATGGGGATGAACCGTATAATGAAGACTGGTCAAAGATGCCTATGAATGCTCAGGCTGTACAGATATTCCTCGCAGGTAAAGCTCAGGAACAACAAGCAGCTATGCAAGAACAGGGTATGGGTGATTATGGTGATCTCGGAGAGGGCCAGTATTCTGAATCATCAAATGCCGATGAGGAAGATGCGGGTGAAAAAGAGGTCAATTCTACTAGAACGGAAAAAGATGAAGTTAGGGCTGAAAAGTCTTTAAAAGAGTTACGTTCTTTGACTAAATCAAAAGAGCGAACGTTGCGGATAGTGGTGGAATGATAAATGGTACTGGTTATTTTTACCAAAGCGAAACGCGTAGCTATAGGTGCGAAGAGCAAGAGCGGAAAGTACGTGAAAGTAGCAGAGGGCAGGTGGGTACCGGTGAAGCATCGGAGAGAACTACCGGCTCGTATACAGAACAAGTTCAAAGTTCCGCCTGCATGGAAGAATCTTCAGTACTTCAACGATCCGAAATCGAAGCTGTGGGTGAAAGGCGAAGACGCGAAAGGGCGTGTGCAATACATTTACAATCCGGCACATGTAGACGCTGCGAGCAAAGAGAAGTTTGCGAGGATCAAATCCCTGAACAAGGTGTTCGAGGAAATCAGCAGGGAAGTGGCAGCCGACGTAAAGGGAAAAAACGAGGCCGCTACGGTGTTATGGCTGATAATGAGTACGGGGATAAGACCGGGAAGCGAAAAGAATACCAGAGGCAGCGTGGACGCATTCGGAGCCACAACGCTGGAAGGCAGACACGTGATGCGAACCGAGTCAGGTGTATCCCTCAAGTTCATCGGAAAAAAAGGAGTTGATCTTGAGATTCCTGTAAAGGATGCGGATGTAGCTAAGATGTTATTGAAGCGAAAGAGTAAAGCTGGAAAAAATAGGCGGTTATTCGGAGTTACCGGAGATGGTCTTTTAAGATATACCCATAGATTAGATAATAATGCCGGATTTCAAAGTAAAGATTTCCGAACACATCTTGGAACGGAAGTGGCTATGAAAGCCATGAGGGGAAAAACCCCAGCAACTATGGCTGAATATAAAAAGCGGGTTAAGGCAGTTGGGGACGCTGTAGCACATCAACTGGGTAATACAAGGGCAGTAGCTCTGGGTAGTTATGTAAACCCTGCTATTTTTGAGAAGTGGAGGCGGAAGATTGAAAGACCCTGATGTGTATATTGGTACAGCCGATGAGATTAAATGGATATCTGATACTGATTCTGATAATGATAAGTTAGAATCAACCCCGAAAGCCGTTATACAGATACTTGGATTTGATCCGGCGGAGGATAATAATAATGAGTAAAGCCGCTGTGGCTCATTTAAAAAAAGAAGGTCTTCATAAGGAAGGTCATTCAATGAATGTAGATCCTAAAGAATTAGCCCGTGGAATTAAAGTGGAAATGGAACATACTTCAAGTAAGTCTGTAGCGCGGGAGATTGCGCTGGATCACTTGCATGAAGATTCAAAATATTATACCCATCTTTCAAAGGTGGAAAAATCGCTTGTGGAGGGTGATATGAAAACAAGATTTGCATTGATTATAATTCCCGGAGAAATTGAACCTCTGGAAAAAGCGCAGCATCCGGCGAGCTTATCGGCTCCGGGGGGTAAGATAAAAAGCAAGATTCCTTACGAGGGTCACGCTGAGAGAATTAAGTTTGCTCAGATGGCCACTAAAAGAATGATCGGCTCAAGTATTCCTGAAGATGAAGGGGATCATGTGGATAATAAACGCGTGGATGGAAAGGGTAGAGTAAAGGGGGAAAAGAAACCCTATACAAATTATTCTACTTCTGTTTCTGGTTCTGGTAGTCAAGCATATAACAATTTTGGTCGAAGGACCATTATTGTACGTCCTGAAGAAATTGGATCAAGTGCACCTGAGAGCGCAAGTAAACATCAACCTCCGAAGGTACGTACTCCTAAAAAGTAGGTCCCCATGGGTACAAATAATGGTAAAATAAAATCTGTTCACGGACACGGCTATGAAGCTGTTAAGAAAAATGACGGGTGGGATTATCACGATCATATGCTCTGTCCTGATTGTAAGTTTTATATGATGAAGGGTATCTATGGATGTCATATCGCTACGGAATTACTGGCATTTAATCTTAAGTATGGTACTTCGTCAGCTATATTCGAATGCCCCGCATTTAAAAAGAAGGAATGATATGGAACGAGAAATTATAATTTTTAGTGCTAGAGAGTATGCTCAGGAACTTCGTAAAGCGCGATATACCAAACGGACTGGATCGCCGGGGAACTATAAGTATGAATACGGTCCCAAAGGTGGTCAAAAGCGTATCGCGAAGAAAATAGAACCTGAAAAGATATATGCAAAAAAAGATTCTGATAATACAGTATCGTCGGGTGATGGGGATAAGTTTATGACTAGTCTACCGAAAGGTATACAGAGAGTGGTATCCTTGGCGTTAAAGAATGCTGGCGGTCAACCGACAGATCGAAATACTATGCTTCGTTTGGCAGATATTATACGTAATAAAGGGGATAAATCTCACATGGTATTTCTAGGTACCGGTGAAGATCGGCATAGCATGTATTTTAAAACGCCCATTGGTGGTTTTAAGGTAGCTATTAAGGGTGGTGGTGCACATATTAGTAAAGTAGATCTTTCAAAAGTTAAACATAAAGTGAGATCGTAAGTGAAACGCGGTATAATCACTAATGCAGTCGACTGGCGCAGTCATAAACTACAAGGAAAATGTAAGTTTCAGGGTCTTCCTATCTCTATAGAAAATGAGAGAGGTAGTTATCGTCAGGGTATGAATCCGTTAACCGGGATACCATGGCGGAATTTCATGCATTTCCAATACGGCTACGTGCGGGCTACAGAAGGTACAGATGGTGATCATGTCGATGTGTATCTGGGAAATAATAAGTTCAGTGATAAAGTATTCATCATTCATCAACAGGTCCCGGAGACAGGCGCTTATGATGAAGATAAGGTTCTTTTAGGATTTAACAGCGCTGTTGAAGCGAAAACCGCGTATATCAATCAGTACGATAATCCTAAGTTTTATCAGGACATGACCATTGTGGACATGGCGACTTTTAAAATCATGCTGAAGGAAAAGCGTGGTATGAAGCTGAAAAAAGCTTTAAGTCATAAGTATATCTCTAAAAAAATAGTTAATGGGAAGCCAGTATATACGTATACTGATTTTAAGCATTCTTTAAAAGGACATTCTATTAACGAAGAAGCGAAAGCATACACTAGTGCTTCTGATTTTATGAATAATAGAAAACCAATGCGACTCTTAATATCTGAAATACAGCCTACAAAAGGGCATACTAAAGAAACTACGATAGGTAAACATAAACCTAGAAATCCCAATGAACCGATAAGGGTGAGTGTTGATTATAAAGGAAATATAAATATTGAAGATGGTAATCATAGGTATTTTAATCTAAAACAAAAGGGTGCTAAGTATATTAGCGTTTTATTTGGAACTCAACTTGATTTTACAGATAGAAAATATATAACCGAATTATGGGATAAAGCAAATATGCAGAAAGCTAAACGTATGCCGATTGGTACAGTTTCCCGTGGTCGTAGAAAAGTCTCGGAAGGTAAATGGGTTGATATCCGTGACCCTAAACAGATTAAAAAGAAACCTATAGCTGAGTTCACAGCGAAGAAAGCAGCACCGCCGGTCGTGGATTATTCTTCTGTTCCACTGGCTGAGTTTATACCTATCAGAAACGCGAAGACTCCCAAAGAGTTTGAAGCCTTTGTTACAGCGTATAGTGCAGAAGATTATGAAAAGAAAGGAGCTAAGACATTTGTATCCGCTACCGGTAAGAGCGGTTTTGTTATTACAGGGGATGGAGATCTTATCTCTGTTTTCTCTGAACCGGGTGCCCGTGAAGGTTCTTTAATTATGAAGACATCGATTAAAAATGGTGCAAAGAAATTGGATTGTTTCGGTGATGTTCTGCCGAAGATATATTCTAAGTATGGCTTTGAAATAACTGAATCTATTAAATGGGATGATCAGTATGCTCCTGATAATTGGGATTATGAAACTCACGGACGGCCTAATATCAATTTTATGAAATTGAATGTTTCTTTGATTCAGAAGAGTAAATCTTCCAATAATACAAACGAGGCTTTCACAAAACTTTCATTGAAATATGCTATGTACTTATTTGGATCTGATGAAGTCAAAGAATCTATGTCTTCCAATCTACAGAAAGCAGTAGGTAAAAAATATGTTAAAAAGTATTTTAAGAATGGTCGCTGGAATTATATCTATCCCCAGAATGGGAGCAAACGCCCGAAAAGTATGGGATCATATGCCAGCCTTAAGAATCTGGGCGGGACCACTGGCGGAGCAATTAAAGTTAGATTCGTCAACGGTGAAGAAAAAGTTTTGAAGCGATCCACAAGTGAAGGCCATCTTAAGGATGAATATACAGCAAATAGAATCTATAAAATATTAGGTATCAATGTGCCTGATGTTCAGCTCTCTCATGATAAAGAAGGGAAGCTTGTACAGGTTGCCGATTTTATTGAGGGTGTTCCATTATCAGAACTTCATGGCGATGAACAGGCTGAAGCAAGAGACCAGATTCGAGATGGATTTGTAGCCGATGCGTTGGTAAGTAACTGGGATGTACTCGGTATGGATAATGATAATGTGATATGGGATGGTTCAAAGATATGGCGAATAGATAATGGTGGATCATTGAGATACCGCGCACAGGGGAAACCAAAAGGTGCCGCATTTAACAGCGACGTTACGGAGGTAGAGAGTCTACGTGATCCCTCTCGCTCGGCTTCCTCGGTGTTCGGTCTCGTAACAGATGTTGATATTCAAGATCAACTGACAAACGTATTAGCTAAGAAAGGTGTTATTTTGGCGGGTATTGAAGACCCGAAACTGAGGCGAATTATGGAACAAAGAATCACAAATCTGGTAGACAGGTTTGGAGTACGGAAATCTATCCCGGACGGTAGTATGGTTAAGAGTAAAACCACTGGACAATGGTATCTTCTTGAGAAAGGTAAACCGATTAAGTTTTACTGGCTGGGTGAACTTCGAAAATCGAATGGTAACGGTAAGAAATACTATTCAGCCGATGAAGTGAAAGCTCGTGGAATGCGTTGGGTTACTATTCGTGGTGCAAGAGTTCTTTTACAGGGCCTTGCTGGTGGCGGGTATGTTGTTGTCGGCGGTGCCGGTGGTAAATTGAGTCACCTGAAAATTGATAATATTCTGAGCCGCGAGGATTATGTGGCTAAACGTAAACGTATTGAGAGTAAACAAAAAGAAGAAACTCAGAAACTCACTAAGGAAGAAATTGCTGAAGCTGCTCAGAAACGAAAGGTCCAATATGCTGCCCGAAAAACAGCTCGAGTTATGTATACTGAATCAGTTACAACTATTCTCGGTGTTACTCCCGATGAGATCCGGGATAATATAACCGCTGCGCAGATGAAGGAACTGGAAGATAAAGCACGCAGCATGGTTGAAGCGCGTAAAGCAACTAAGACCATGGATAAAAAGACGGTTGAACAGGAAGTTGAAAAGCAATCTGAAAAAGAACTTGCAAAAGCTGTTATTAAACAGATTAAGAATGTAGAACGTGAAGCACTCAATACTCTGATGAAAGATTATATGCCTGAAGATCCTAACGCCGCACCGGAATTGAAGTCTTTACTTGATAAGGATAAAGCTCTTGAAATACTGTCAGCCAGAAAACAATTTCGAAAAGCGATCAAGGCCATTGGTGCCGAATCAGCAGATACTCCAACAGACCTGAAAGTCGGAGCGGTATTTGCTTCGGTTACTACCAGTGAAATGGATGAGATTCAGAAGCAGGTCAAGGATCAGGTGGAAACAGCTAAGAATATTCAATTGTATGATATGCTTAATGCCCAGAGTCAGGCAATTAACACGCATATCGATCAAGGTGCTATATCTGCTCTTAACGGTTTGATTGGTGATGTATATGGGGCCGGTGCTACTTTTACAACAGATACCGTGAAGGAACTGGGTATTGAAGCTGTAGCCCGAGCGGTTACTGCGAAGATCCAACAGGATGGTAAAGGGGAAGTGGTTCGAAAAGCTCTTGAAGAGTATGTGGCTTCAGAGCGTGGGAAAGTGGTTGATCGTGCGTTAAAAGAAACCAAACACAGATTAAGTAATGCGGATAATCTTCGGGAACTGGCGAGAGACAAAGATGATGCGGAAGCGATTTTATCTATGGCCTCTGCTAACGGTCATGCCCTGAAACAAATCACCGCAGCACAGAGGGCATTGGGAACTGCCGTCGGATCACTTCGGGCAGCTGCACATATGATCAATGCTCTTGAGGACCCGATAGCTGATGTTGTTCAGGTTGATATGGGTAAAGACCTTGCCAGAGCGCGAGAACGGGCTAAAAGCGCCGGATTGGCTAAAGGTACCTACTCTATACGAACGGTTAAGCGCGGTAGGGGTAAGCGGCTGGTAATGGAAATTCCTAAAGAGTCGCTAAACAGTTTTTTTCAAGGTGCGGCTGAATATTCTGCTACTAGAGATAAATTAACGGATATTAAGGCTCATAAAGCCAATACAGGGTATAAGCCACCGGGAATTAAAGCGAATATCAAGTTTGACGCGGCACAGGAAGCTGGATTACGTTTCTTTAATGAGAAAGGTCGTGTGTTATTGGATTTTGAAGCGGGTATTGGAAAAACTGGTATTGCCTATGCGGGGATCATGGATGCCATGGCGAATAAAGGTGCTAAAAAGATTTTAGTGGTTACACCATCTGCTACACGTGGAGATTTTCATAAACAGAGAGAAGTATTTTTAGAACCTGAAATGCAAAAACTTGTAAGGCAGTCTACCGCTAATACTTCAAAAACTGAACGGCATAGACGACATCTTGAACAGGATGGGATTCACATTATATCACAGGATGCTCTTAGACAGGATGCTTCAATTTTGAAGGAGGCCGGATATGATATGGTAGTCGTGGATGAGATTCATGAAATGACTGCGGGGTCCGGTGCTGCCGGAAGATATAAAGCTATGGATCAGCTTGCCGATGTCCCTTTGAAAATGGCGATGTCTGGAACCAATATTAAAACAGCTAAGAAAGAGCTTTACAGGAAAATCAATTTTATTGATCCTGAACACGGTTTAGGTTCAATGGCGGATTTTGAGAAACGATATAAAGGGCTTAATCAGGGTACGGGTATTTTTCAGGATGCCGCTAACGACGCATTCAGGAAAGAACTCGGGGACTGGGTTTATACTCAGAAAAATCAGTTACCTGTTGAAAATAAAATCAATACGCTTAGAGTGCCGATGTCTACTGAGCAGCGATCAGCTTATGCAGCCAGTGAGCGACAATATAGAGAAGAGCGGGATAATAAATTACCCGGTGCGTCAGCGAGAAGGGATTCCAGAAACTATTCTATTTTATCGAATGGGTTTACGAGTGAGAATAAGAAAGTAGATACCATTATAGATACAATGAAGAAATCTCATCCCGGAGAGAAAGCAGTAATTCATGTATCCCAGCCGGGTAAACCCGTATTGAAAGCTATGAAGACAACTCATGAAAGACTTGTTAAAGAGTTTGGTAAGGGATCTGTAGGTACTATTCACGGGGGGACATCTCCCGGAGAACTGACAAAGATTAAAGCGGCATTTAATGATCCGGGGAATCCTCTTCGGTTTATTATAGGCACCAAGAGTCTTGAATCAGGTCATAACCTACAAGCAGGTGGGTCAGTTACTTTTCATCTGGATATACCGGAAAGTGCAGCGGCTTTTGATCAGAGAAATGCGAGGGTGTTTCGAAAAGGTCAGGATAAGGACACTTCAACTTATGTTCTTTCGGGTGTGAACCCTATGGATATGCGATCTGAAGATTTAATGGCAACTAAACGTAAAGAAATGAATATTATTGGAAATCCAAGATCAGTAACAGCGTTGGATGATGAAGGATTTCTCGGTATGCTGAATAAGTATGAAGAGGAGGCACGAAGTGCTTAATCAATCAGAGAAGAGTGCTGACCAACTCGATAAAGTCCGGGAAAAACTGGACATGAAATCAATGGTAATTGTTCGAGAACAAGAACAGGTTATAGAAGCGGCCAACAAAGGCATTGACCGATTAAACTCTGATATGAAGGCTATACGTGTGCGTCTTGATCAGAAAAAAGAAGGACCTTACGACGAAGCATATTATGATCTGAAAGATCGATATGTAAATAAGTTGGGGGAGCGGGAATCCTTGCAGAAAGCCCGCACCATGTCCGAGGAATCTATATCCGCCGCGAAACTATATGTTATTCCGGGGGAGTTCGATAGGAGTACGTACTAAGATGAAAGATGATGTGGAGACTAAGGTAGCACAACATGAAGTAATAATTATGGATATGCATAGCCGACTGGAAAAAATTGATGATAAGGTTAGCGAGGTTCGAGAAAAACTGTTTGATGGTTACGATATTAAAATTACAAATACAAATGATAAGGTATTTGAAATCATTGAATCAATTCGACGATTAGAAGCTATGGGCGGTATAGATCAAAATCAAGTTGAGAATATGATCTGTCGAAAACTGGAAGCGCATATTTCAGATGAAAAGCAGGATAAGCAGTGGTTTAAAACTCATAGGGTTGAACTGCTATCCTTATTTACAGCTTCGTGTATGATAGCTTTGGTAGTCATGACATATATCGGGAGTTAAGTAATGAGACTATTTATCAAGGCGACAATGAGTAGAAATGGACTTGTTCCAGTAAAGAAAATGGTATCTCGAAAAGGGAAACCGTTTATGCAGACATTCTACGTTCGCCCTGATCAGGCTCCAAAGAAACCTAGTGCAATTCATCATCTGGATTTACCTGCATTGCCAGCTCCGGCTATGAAAGGTCCTAGAGGTGATAATCGATTTTATATTTCTCGACCTAAAGAAGGTGAGTTTGATAAACATGGAATTGCAGAGACTGAAGCAGTACGACTCCCTGAGAAAGCTATTCTAGGGACTTTTGAGAAATATGGTCAGTCATTTGTACTTCATAAACAGATCAATCAGAGTAATAAAATATCATCCTATAAGATGTCAATTACAGAGGTACGCTCGGGTAAACAATTGATGAGTAGCGAGGCGTTTGATATTACTCCCGAAGCTTTTAAAAAAGATGCTATAACTAAATTGGAAGCTATTGGTGAAGAAAAAGTAAAATCAGTAATTTCTTCTAAAGATTCAGTTATGGCCGCTAAACATGTTATTGAAGATACTGATGATTTTTATATGACAACTCCCATCTCCAAAGCAGATATCAAATTAGCTACTGATCATATAATGAAGGTTATCATGGATGATGATGATGCTGGTATCCGACAAATGAGTGTAGATTGGATTAAGGAACATTTGGAAACTAATGAGGATATTGAAATTTTTATTAACGATACATCTAATAATAATGAGGAAGAATTTCGTATTGCTTTAGCGGGTGAAATGGATATGATCAAAGCGACTGAAACGCTTAGAGCATTGGTTTATATTGAAGAAAATATTACACCTGAAGATTATTCAATATCTTACGATGATATCAAGAAATGGTGGGAGAAACAAGATAAACCTGAACTGAGAGAAACTGAGGTATGGAACTTTGGTGATTCTAATGATTATGGCGAAGTAGAAGAGGGTGAAGCTTTATATGAAATGGTTCATTATTCTTTAAGTATAAAAGAAACTGAAGAATGGGTACAGGAAAAATTAGAGGGGTATGAAGAAGAATCAGGGGAGACTGATATTGATGATTTTGAAATGACGGATCGTAATGATATAGAATGGACTGGTGAAGCTTTAAAATATATTGGGGAATGGGTTGACGGATCTGTGGTTAAAGGAGCTAGAAAACTTGTAAAAGAAGAGGATACTAATAGACGTGCTGGGCTTGGTCCTGAATCGGTTGCATATAATAACATAGGTGAAACTGTAATATCACATATGATATATGCGGAATATGATGAGTTATATCGCGGAACCTCTAACGATGCATGGAAAGAAGCTCAGATTGGAGATATTATGCCTTTAGGTATGGCGTCTTTTTCTAATAAGAAGGTTCCGGCAGAGGGGTTTGCGTCCGGTGGTGGAACTTTAATTATATTGAAAAATAGTATAGATGGTGATGATACGAGTAAAAGAATTCAAGGTATTGATCTGGATCAGTTGATTGAGGATGTAGTTGACGAAAGTGATAAGGCTGTTTCAGATAGTGGAATTAGTCAACATCAAGATGAACATGAGTTTATAGTAAGATCACCTTCAATTAAAATTACTAAACTTGATAACAAGGTGGGTGGTTATCATATTGTATATGCTGAAGTTCATGAAATGGATTTATTGAAATCCATGCAAATGCTATTTTCTGATGATGCAGATAGAATTGCTAGAATGGAAGCTACTTTCGATGAACCTTTACATAGGGAGAAAACATGATCCTGATATTAAAGGCTAAAGCCGCAGCACAAGGGGAAACCCGAACATGGAAAGATGGGAAAACTCGTGAGAAAGTCGGTAAGAAATGGGTAATAGTATCCGAAGGTAAAAAAGCTAAAGTAATCGGGGGTGCTGAGAAACGGGCTAAAGACTTTTACAATTATGCCATGACCACGAATCTGGGCAATATAATTGAAGATGTTATGCTTTCCCGAAATCTGATTGATTATGAGGGTTTGATTAACTCCATTAAAGAGGGTCCGGCAGATACAGCCCATAAAATATATAAAGAAGTAGTTGACAGGGTTAAAGCAATCAAAGCGCCTGTCGGAGATAAAAAAGCTATAGTGGATCTGTTCGGAAGATCTTTAATTCAACTGAAGGAATTGTATTCCACAAAACCAAAGGTCAAATTGACGATTACTAAGACATCTAAACAGGGTAAGGAATACAGAGGTTATGAGGAAGGAAAGCACGGTATGTCTCTTCCTGTTATGAAAGCCTCCCGCGTGAAGACAGATAAAAAGAAAATGGGCGGATGGTCTGTAACCGGGGCATTATCTACAATTCATATCCGTGCTATGCTGAAAACTAACGCTGCGAAGATAATATCAGGAACACCTAACGGGAAGCGGAAATGGATTCTCCCTAAAAAGGGCGATGATATGGAACTGAAATATAAAGGTGACGGTCTTGTAATTCATGTTAAACAGATTGTGAAAAAGAAGGAACGTACACGGGCAACAGCTAAAGCTGATATCGAGATTCCTTATACTTTTGCTAAAGCATTTCTATTGAATCAGATAGCGAGTAAAAGGACCCGAAATAATTTCATCTTTAGGATGGAACATTCAAAGGGTTATAGGGATTATATGGAGAAGTATGGCTCATGAGATCGGAAGCGATAAAGACCGGAAACAGATTTTCAAAGTGGTGTAAATTGATGGGAC